CCTTTACCGTTTTCACGAACATTTGATATGCTTAATACTTATATGAGAGAGCATATACATTTAAATTATAAATTTACTTTAATTAATAAAGAAACTTGGGGAAATGTTTATAAACCTGCGGAGACAACAATTCCTTTATTAAATATAGATCCAGTAGACTTACGTAATTCAGCAGATTTTACGTTATTGTATGGTGTTCATGTTAAAAATTGTATGGTTAAAATACATTATGAAGACAATAGACGTAAAGGTAGAAGCTGGGATATACCGTTAGAAAACAATAAGTTTATAATGTTTCCATCTACCAATATGTATTATTTAACCAATAACCAAGAGGATAGTTTAAATTTTGTACAAACTATAACTTATGAATATATCTAATTATTATTGGTATTTTACTAGTGCACTAACACCTAAATTTTGTGATGAAGTTATTAAATATGCTAATGCACAAAAAGAAACAATGGCTATTACTGGTGGTTATGGAAGAGAAAGAAATTTAAATAAAAAACCTTTAAATAAAGAAGAGGTTAAAGATATAAAAAGAAAAAGGAATTCTGATTTAGTATGGTTAAACGATAAATGGATTTACAAAGAATTACATCCATATGTTCACGAAGCTAACAGAAATGCTGGTTGGAATTTTGATTGGGAAAGAAGTGAGTCTTGTCAGTTTACAAAATATAAATTAAATCAATATTACGATTGGCATTGTGATAGTTGGGATAAACCTTATCAAAGAGACGATGTTAATCACCCAGAGCACGGAAGAATCAGAAAACTATCTATGACTTGTCAATTAACAGATGGTTCAGAATATACAGGTGGTGAATTAGAATTTGATTTTAGAAACTATGATCCACATATGCGAGACGAATCAAAACATAGGGTGCAATGTAAAGAGATATTACCAAAAGGATCTATTATCGTATTTCCTAGTTTTGTGTGGCATAGAGTTAAACCAGTAACATCAGGCACAAGATATAGTCTTGTGGTATGGCATTTAGGGAGGCCTTTTAAATAATGTATATAAACCAATATTTTACAACTACAATATGGACAGAACAAAAACCAGAGTTTGTAAAATCTTTAAATAAAGCAAGCAATAAATATATTAGCGATGCACGTAAAAGAGAAAAAGAATATATAAAAAAACACGGTGACTTTGGAAGGTCATATCATTCAACACCACTTACAATAGATAATGATTTTTTAGATTTTAGAAATTACATTGGTCAAAAATCTTGGGAGTATTTAGATCATCAAGGCTATGATATGTCACAATATAATACTATGTTTAGTGAGATGTGGGTACAAGAGTTTGCTAAAAAAGGTGGTGGTCATCACTCTGCACATATACATTGGAATCAGCACGTATCAGGTTTTTACTTTTTAAAGTGTAGTGATAAAACTTCTTATCCTGTATTTCACGAACCAAAGACTGGTGCAAGAACAACAAAATTAAAAATGAAACCAAATTTAAAAGGTGTATGGCCAGGTCACGAACAATTTCATATACGACCTACACCTGGTATGTTAGTTATTTTTCCAGGATATTTAGAACATGAGTTTGCTGTTGATCATGGTAAAGAGCCGTTTAGGTTTATACACTGGAATATACAAGCAGTGCAAAAGGAGATGGCTAGAGATGCTTAAAGAAATTTTACCAAACGTAGGATTTATACGAAGTAAATTAGATAAAGAAACTATGGATAGATTAAAATCTTACATAAAAAATAAAAAAGGCAGCCACAAAACTTCATTAGCTGGAAACATAAGTGGATCTTATAATTTAAAAGATAAAGACAATTGGTTTTTTGAAAATGTGTTATTAAAATTATTAAATGAATATGGAGAAGATAATTTAAATGCAATTGTTCCATCAATTTTAACCAACCACTGTCGTTATGTTTTAAGATCTTTTTGGGTTAACTTTCAAAAAAAACATGAATTCAATCCTCTTCACTCACATAACCAAGCTGTTTTTTCATTTGTGGTTTGGATGGAGATTCCATCAAGTTACAAAAAAGAAAAAGAAATTCCTTTTGTAAAACAATCAAATAGTCCTTGTGCAAATACTTTTGAGTTTGTTTACATTAATAGTTTAGGATCTATTTCTATTTATAAATTTAATTTAGAACCAGAAGATGTAGGAACTATTTTATTTTTTCCTGCTACATTACATCATCAGGTGTATCCTTTTTATTTATCTAATAAACATAGAATAAGTATATCTGGTAATATAGCGTTAGACCCAAAAGAAGTAATACAATGAGTTTTAAAAAAAATAAATACACAGTTATTAGACAAGCAATATCAAAAGATTTAGCTTCGTTTATTGCAAATTATTTTTGTATGCAAAAACAAGTATATGATACCTGCCTTCAAGCTAGATACTTTTCACCCTTTGAAAGTATATTAGGTTACTATGAAGAACCGGATGGTCAAATACCAAATACATATTCTCAATACGCTAATATGGCTATGGAAACATTATTACTTAAATGTCAACCAAGTATGGAAAAAGCAACAGGATTAAAACTATACCCGGCTTACACTTATGCAAGAATATATAAAAAAGGGGATGAATTAAAGAGACACAAAGATAGATTTAGTTGTGAGATATCAACCACTATGAATCTTGCCGGTGATGACTGGCCAATATATCTAGAGCCATCTGGCAAAGAAGGTATGAAAGGTGTCAAAGTAGATTTAAAACAAGGTGATATGTTAGTGTATTCTGGCTGTGAGCTAGAGCATTGGAGAAAAAAATTCAAAGGCAAAGAATGCGTACAAGTTTTTCTGCATTATAACAATCGTAAAACTCCAGGA